CGGATTTATGATTGAAGCCCCTCATACGGGGGATGTTGTAAAACGCGCTTCTGTAGATTTGCGTTCTGTAACAAGTTGCTCTCGTGTCCTTGATGGAGCTACGGGAACAACAAGTTTAACCAATCTGCTCACTGTTGCTGGTGGCTATAATCCTTCGTCTGTTGGATACGCTACAGGCGGGATTGTAGGGGCGATGGCTACCGTAAGTGAGCTTCGCGGGTATTCTTCTAAAGAAGCTATGTCGGGAGGAACAACGTCTAGCTCTGGTCTAGGGATGGGGGCGGAGACGTCTTCATCTGTATATCCTGCTTCATCTTCTATGAATTTTGGCAATAAGTACGCGTTCATCAATACTAAGACTGGTACACTAGAAACAGCAAATACCGCTGGAACGACTATCAACTACGGCGGCGTTACGGTTGAAGTTAAGGTCCCCCACGGAGCACAAGTTACTGCAAAAGATATCTCTAAAGCCATCAAAGATGAGCTTAAATCCCTATCTATTTCTACAAAGGTGGCTACCCACTAATGGCATCTGTAACAAGCGGACCAGCTAAACGAGGCGGCACAACAGCTGCCCCCAAAGTCGCTAACAACAAAACGGACCCTAACAACCCTTACGCTCCAAACCCTTTTAATACTAATTTTGGTATGCCTACTAATTTAAACAATACAGCTTTTGCTCCAGTTAATCCTAAAAATATAAGTTTTCATACAATTTTGGGTACAGTTCAAACCACGTTTAATACCGCAGGGCTTACTCGTTTGTCCCTTTCTAACGCCACTACTACATCTACTAGTTCAAAAGTTAAACAAGCAACATCTGTTACACAAATTACTCCAATTGTTACAGACCCCGATTCTACTTATCAATGGAACCTTCCTCCTCATAAATGGAGTCTTCCGGTAGACCCTGGTTCTGTTTCCGATAGCGTAACTGCTCCTGGAGACGCTAGCGCACTGCATACGCGCAGACGCGGTTTGATATTTGTTGGACGTAAATATGTTGGGGCTACAACCTCAGCTGACCCTAAAACCGGAAAACCAGTACAAAACGGACTTGGAACATATCAAGCTAACTACGGTTTTCAATTTGTATGGAATCCAGAAACATTTAGCCAAAATACGCAAGTCAACTGGGGTGTTACTCCCGCCCAAAATGATACTACTTCTGGACTTACAGGGTTAGTGGCTTCTAACTCAACTATAAATTTTACTCTTAGGTTAGATAGAACTAACGATTTTGCTGCTGCTAAAGCCCTGTTTGTAAATTGGCCTGCAAATAATCCTGGAGTTTTAAGAGATAGTTGGCCAATTCCGTCAACAAACGCAAATACGTTTGCATCTTATTATCAATACGGACAAGCCCCCGGAAGTGCTGCTGATTTTGCTGCAAATATGGATGATAAAATTACTGATTTGCTTAAAAGAGGAACGGAAGCTGATTTAGAATTTTTGTATCGTGCAATTAACGGAGATGGGTTTAGTTACCTTGGAGTAGACACCTCTAATATTTCTTATTTAATGCCTACAGTCATTCGATTAGATTTAGGACCTCAACGCCTTGTTGGAATGATTCAAAGCATCGGTGTTACTCATTTAGCGTTTACTAGAGACATGATTCCTATTCGTTCAGACGTGGCTATCTCAATAGACCTTAAGGCAAACACTCAATATGCTAACAGTAATACTCAAGCTACGGGAGCTGCTGCAACAAACGTTCCGGGTGGAAAAACAACACCATGATTTATCAAAATTCCAGATATTACAATCAACTTATAGACTACATAGCTTTTTATCCTACGGGGGATAACTACCCTATTGTTTTTTATTCAATGGATGCGCCAGGATTATCTACTTGGTCAGAGCACATTTACTCTGCGGGCGAACGACTAGACTCAATTGCTTATCAATACTACTCTCGTCCTGATTTATGGTGGATTATACCTGAGTACAACCCTCAAGTATATGATTTTGATAATATAACGCCGGGCACAGTATTGAAGATACCTCATGTTTAATTACTTAGATATTCAATTTCCCACACTTGATGTTCCATTGTATAGGGCAGCCGAGTTTACATACACACACGCTAGATACGAACATGAAATTGCTGATATTTATTTTGCTGATTGGAATGTTCCTTACGAATCCATTTCATCTGGTACTCCTGTAAGTATTACTCTTTCTGGATTGGGAGCGTCTAGAACAATAAATGGATACATTCACCATATTGAGCCAAACCTATCGCCTAGTCTAAACCACGTAAAAGCAACCGTAATAGGGCCTTCTTACATACTTAAACAACAATCACAACGAGTATGGGCTAATGCAACTGCTGACCAAGTGATTGCGGATATTGCTAGCGATAATGGGTTTTCTTATATCGCTGTTCCGCATCCCCGCGTATACGACCAAATTTCACAAGCGGGTATGACCGACTGGCAGCTTATGGTTAAACTAGCTAAACAATCCGGATACTCTTTAAAATCAGATAACACTACTATTATTTTTCAACCACTTACTCAAGACTTTACAGATATGAGACAAAACGCCACCTATTATGTTATGGGAGGTCTAGAAGGAAAATCCACAGGTATCTACTCATTTAAACCTTTAATTGGTGATTCTATTCCATATGCCGATGCTAAAAAAACAACTGTGGCTATTTCAGGAGTAGACAGAAAAACAGCAGTTGACCATGCCAACACAAACCAATCTTTTATCACAACTACCAGAGCGCTTTCGGTAGACCCCATATTTGATTCGTACCACACCGGGACTGTGGCTCCTACTTTTGAAATTGCTAAATATGAATCAGATGCTGCGGACGAACGTAACAGGTACGCATACAGAGGAAGTGTTGTTATTCCTGGAAATCCAACTATTCTTCCTGATTCCCCTATCTATCTTGACGGAGTTACCCCTGCGTATTCAGGTTACTGGACAGTTATTTCTTCTGAACACTTTGTCAAAGAAGAGGTGTATACAACTACTTTAGAAGTTGGCTCAGATTCTCTTGGCTTATCTGCTACATGGACAGACAATAAAAACATAGCAATGCCTAATCAAACTATTACTCGAGTTGTAACCCCAGGACTTCGACAAACCAATGTTGTTCCTACAACTGTACTTAAAAAAAGCTCTGCAACATTACAAAAAGGCGCTACTTCCCCATTATCTTTAGTAAAAAACGTTCCTAAAGTTCAAGTGACTTCAGCACCTACACACCAGTGGGTAGGGGTTTCGGGTAATTTATTACAAACAACTGTTCCTAGTGCAAGCATGCCTGCAGTCGTGCTTAATAAGAAGCTTGCATAATGGATAACCACTTTTACGGAATATACCGGGGAGTGTGCGTAGACAACGCAGACCCGGATAAGTTGTATCGAATTAGATTAAAAGTTCCACAAGTATTACACACAAATATAACTAATTGGGCCTACCCATGTCTACCTGTTACTGACAATGCTAATCATCCTGACCATAAACCACATTTGGCAGCAGAAGTGGCCGCATTACTTACCACCACACCTGTATCAATTTCAGGCTCTGGTTCAGGAACTCTTGGAGGTTCCGTAGCTGTAACTTCTACGGTACCTGCGCTTACAGTAGTGGCTTTAAATAGCAATTACTTAAACCACGCTCATATAGACAGTACTGACCCTTTGGAAGTAAATGGAACTGAGCACACTCCCCACAGAAAATTGCCTACACTTAATCAAGGAGTATGGGTAATGTTTGAAGGCGGAGACCCTAATTTTCCAGTATGGATGGGAGTATATTGATGGAACGCGCTATTGTTCTTCCTTTTTCAATTGACGCTTCGGGGTCTATTTTGTCGTCTGCTGACCCTACAAAGATTTGGCAAAGTAGAGTTATTGCAGCGGTAATGACCCAATTGGGAGAACGCGTATTTCGTCCTCAATATGGCGGTACTATAAAATCAGCACTTTTTGAAAACTCTGCTGGCGCAGATGCTGTAATTAAAAAAAGTGTAAAAAATACCTTTAGTGCTTTCCTCAAAACTTTAAAGTTAAAGGATATTGTCACATCTATGGACTCCCAACTGGGCACCATAAGCGTTACAATTTACTATCAGTTGCCTAATGGGCAACTCGACCAAGTTTCATTAAAGACGGGTGTTCTTACCCTTTCAGGCGACGTTATCCAGGAGTACTAATGGCTTCAAACTATGTACCACAAGTAGACTACACGTCTCGTGACTATGCCTCTATTCGTGATGACCTTATTGCTCTTATCCCGTCCCTTTTACCTGAATGGACAACAACTGACGCTTCAGATTTTGGTATAACTCTTATTGAGCTGTTTGCCTATGAAGCAGACCGCCTTAACTTTTCTATCGACCGCGCAGCAAACGAAGGATTCATCAATACGGCTACTCAACGTAGCTCCGTGTTATCTCTTGCAAATATGCTTAATTACACCCCTAGTTCGGGCGCCCCTTCTACTGTAACCCTTACTTTTCAAAATTCCACAGCTTCTATCATTACCGTTCCAGCTTTAACTAAAGTAGCTACAACTACCACTGTTAACGGAGTTAGCACTCAAGTTATTTTTGAAACAGATACATCCGTGTCTGTGCCTGCAGCAGTAGGCGCCGTAAAAGGAGCGGCTACTGTATCCGCTACACAAGGGTACACGGTAACAAATGAATACCTTGGAGACTCCAATGGAACGGCTTACCAAACTTTTAGTTTGGCTAAACACCCACTTATTCCAAACACAACTTCTGTAGTGGCTAACGGCGTTTCTTACGTAAAAGTACCTTACCTTATTGATGCTGGATATAACGACCCTGTTTACACTGTTTCTACGGATGCTAATGGTATTTCGTATCTTAACTTTGGTGACAACATAAGTGGTCGCATACCGCCTGTTGGAGCTGTATATGTTTCTTATCGTGTAGGAGGAGGTACCTACGGAAACGTAGGACCAAATACTATTAATTATCTTATTAGTAACGTTGTAGCTGGACTTACAGTAAATAATCAAACAGCCGCTTCTGTTGGTGCTAATTCAGAATCTACAGATAGTATTAGGTTTAACGCACCGTTTGCGCTTAGCGCGTTAAACCGTGCCGTATCTCTTTCAGATTATGCGGCTTTATCTATTCAAGTACCTTCGGTAGCAAAAGCAGTTGCCGATGGAAGTTCTTATAATAATATTATTTTGTATATGGCTCCTTATGGAGACAACGCTTTATCTACTCCTGGGGTAGATGTAACTGGCGCGGGAGATACAGTATTTACAAACGCATCTACGCAATTAATTGCATTTTTAACAGATAAAGCTCCAGCAACAACTACGGTAACTATTTTACCTCCAAAATACGTCCCAATAAACATTAGCGTGGATTTGCATATATCTGACCAATACAAACAATCAACGGTTACAAACGCAGCGTATGCTGCATTAAACTCTTTGTTATCTTTTGATAACGTAATTTTTGCTGAACAGTTTGTAGTGCAATACGTAATGTCATCGCTTTCCGGAATACCTGGATTATCTTGGGCGGATATTACGCTACTTACTCGGGCAGATGCTTCCTTTACAGGTAATTTAACGGCATCAAGTACAACCATATCTAACGTATCCTCGTTTTTAAATGTTGCTGTAGGACAAAAAGTAGCAATAGCTGCTGGAGTAGTGTCTTCGGTAACAATTGCATCTGGTACAACTATTTCGTCTTTTGATTCGGTAGCTAAAACGATTACTTTATCCGCTGCTGCAGGAGGTAGTGGGTCCACTACGGGTACCTCTTTGTGGACGTCTGCTGTGTCTACAACAGGAACCCAAAATGTTACGTGCGCAACCAATGAAATTCCTAAAGCTGGGGCTATAACACTTAACCCTATCGGCGGAATCTTAATCTAAGGATAAATATGGCAGCCTCATACCCAAGTAACGTTAAGTCGTTTACCCCTAAAGTAAACGTTGTAGACCTCATTCAAGCAGCTGACCCCAATTCGCTGTTTGATGAAGTTACCGCTATTGAGTCAGTGATAGGAACAACTCCGTCGATTGCCACGGCTGCTACAGCTTCTGGTTGGGCAAATACCGCCACTGACTACACCACAATTAATGGTCGTCTTGCTAATATTGAAAAAGGTATTGTTGCTGATACCCACACTCAATACGTAAAAAACGTGGGTGGAAGCGAAATTGTAATAAGTGGACCTTCTGTAGTTGGATTAAAGGTTACAGCAGCTGCTAGTCAATCTGCCGATTTGATGCAATGGAAAGACGCATCAGGAACCGTAGTAACGCGTGTAGGTCCAGACGGTATTCTTTATGCTGCCGGTGGTCAAGTTGGTTCTGGAACCGACTTTACGTCTAATATGCTTTTGGGTGGTATGTAATTGTCACGTTATGGCATTGATTACTATAATGCGGCGTATTATGGGGCTAACACCCTGTCAGATTTTAACGCCAAACCTTTTCTTGCCATACCGTATGACTATCAATCCATCCGTTTAACATGGGTTACCCCTAGTGGTGGGTGGGATTACCTTCGTTTAGTTCGTAACTCTTACGGATTTCCTATTACCGCAGATGACGGGGATGTGCTATTTGAAGATGGAGTAGCTTCTTCACGAATTGTGTACATAGATAAAGGTCAAACACCTAATAATATTAAATTAAAGCCTGGACACGCTTATTATTATTCTATTTATGTAAGAGAAACTGTGCACAGTACTTGGCAAGTTGCGGCAAACACCGTAGGAATATCTGTAAAAGATTACAACACCCTTTCAAACATGTACAACTCTTTGCCTACTATTCTTACTTCTCAAGTACCTTACGACGCTTCTGTAGAACAATCTAATGACATTCTTTACAGATTTTTAAAGATATTTGCAGTAAGTCTTGATTTATACAAAACTCAAACAGAAAATATATTAAATCGTTACGACATTACTAACCTTAATGGAATTCTCATACCCATACTTATGCGTCAATTTGGTATGAAATACGAACCAGAACTTGGACTTAAACAGTCTAGAGTTATGTTAAATAATGCTATTCGTTTATACAAGAACAAAGGAAGTAAACTTGGCCTTAAAGAATACGTAAAAGCGTATGCTGGGTATGACAGCACGGTTGTTATGGGTAAAAACCTTATGTTGGACCAAAACGATTCTTCTTTTGAACAAACTATTGGCTCTTGGGCATCAATCAGTAATGCTACATTAGCTAGACATTTGGCGGCAGATAGTCCAACAATTGCACCTTACGCTGAATCTACTGCCCAATCTGATTTTCCAAATTTACAAAAAGCTACTCTTGAAGTAACCGCGTCTGGTAGCGGAACTGTGGAAATTGCGTTATCGGGGGACAGTCCCATTCATTATGGTATTCCTGTAAGCGCATCTACCGTTTATTCCTTTAGTGGGTATTCACAAGCAGCAACAACTGCTCGGTCAGTCTCTTCTTTTATTTCCTGGTATGACAGATTTGGAACATTTATAAGCAATTCAACTACTGGAACAGGTGTTACTAACACCGCCGGAGGGTGGAGACGTTTTTATAATACTGCAACATCCCCCGCTACAGCGTATTTTGCAGTTCCTCACATACAACTTGCAAGTGCAACTTCTTCTGAAAAACATTACTTTGACGCACTTCAATTTGAAGCTAACTCATCTGTAACTACTTTTCAAGAAGCCAGACAAATTAAAATTACTTTAAGAGCAACAAGAATTAATGAACTACTCAACCCAAATTTTGAAGTTAATACAAATAACTGGACAGCTACTAATGGAACTTTATTGTTGGATAGCACTGAAGTTGAACCAGGTGATAACGCTCCTTCTGTAAATATTAGCGGAGGGTCTGCTGAAATTTATTCTTCAGCATCTGGACTTGTTACTCTTGCTTCTAGCGCTAGGCCTGTTTTTTCAGGTAATGACTATACGTTTAGTATTTATGTATACACAGAAGTAGGTTCGACTGTTCGAGCAGTAACTCCTTATATTTCTTGGTACAACGGCTCCTCTACTCTTATATCCACAACCACGGGAACTCCAGTAACTTCTGTAATTGGTTCATGGCTTAGACCTTTTGTAACATCAACCGCTCCTTCAACTGCTGTTACGGCAAAAGTAGGGTTTACTTGGACAGCGCCTGGCGCCGGATATGAGATAAATGTAGACGCAGCATTGTTTGAAAAGTCTTCGTTTGTTAACAGTTTTTTTGATGGAAGTCATGGAGTAGCTAACCTTAGTGACCTATTTTGGGAAGGCGGTTCCGTTAATAACGGAAGAAGCCATTATTATCTTAATCGGTTTGCCGTACAAAGTCGTTTAGTTAAGACTATACCCGATTGGATTACTCTAGGAAGCACTTTTGAGCTGTTTCTAGCTCAACCAGGAACGTAGTAGTATAGGGTCATGTTGACCCTACTTTTAATCTCTGGCTCTACAGCATTTATTTTTGCTGTTATTAACCCTGCTTTTACTTTTCTTGAAAACATTATAAGTAAAAGTATGAAACTACCACGAGCATTATCGTGCATTATTGTATCTTTTATTGCAACGTACACCTCAAGCGCCAAACACGATAAACCTTTGTACGCTATTGCTGGTGCATTTTTTGGCTATTTTCTTGTAAGTATAGGTGAAAATATAGGAGCCGAACCGTCGGTAGTTCACGCAGTTGGACGTGAGCGTTAATCTGTGTATGCTAACCCTCCTACACAGGAGGTCATATGCAGTACATTTTAATCGCTGGTAATGGCGAAACAAGTCGTGCCAATGTAGAAGCGCTTATGGAAGACGTTTTTTACGCAAAACCCGATACTACTGTTGTATTGGCATATGAAAGCGCACCGTCCAAAGGGCAATCGTATGTAGCACAGTACTCAGCCGAAGCCAAAAAAGATTTAATTGTTTTTTGCCATGAAGATGCTCAAACTATGGGAATACCTGGGGCTACTCAGAATTCAAGTAACTCCCCTATCGTTTCTGCTATTGAGTTTCTTAAAGACCAAGAGTCAGTAGCGTATTTGTTGTATTCTGACTTGGATTCGGATTCAACCCTAACAGTTGCTAGATGCGTGGAAGCCGGTATTTCGGTACAAGACCTTTGCGATGGCCTAGTTCCTTTGCACTCTGCTCCTGAAACTGACGCTACCCCTAAAGTAGTTGTTAAAGAAACACTTAGCCAAGATATTGCGACTGAGATTAAAGGTCATTTGGAAGCTGCCACTCGTCTTTTTGAAAAGTTTGTAAATAGCCGTTAATGAGTAAACAAAAACTATCTATGAGGGCGCTGTTTGCCCTTCAGTATTTTATTAATAGCCGGGAGGGTATTTCTGCTGCCCGTTTGGTTCCAGAAGTTCTAGAAGGCAGAGACGCAATACGAACCGCACTCAAGGAGTTGCGAGTTGCTGGTCTGATTACGACCCGCAAAGAACGTGTAGGAAAAGACATCAAGACGGTCAGTTATGTGACCGAAGCAGGATTCGTGGAGGCGGGTTTGTGGGGCCTGATAATCCCCCCTCTGATACAGCACAATAAGCAGAATAGCAATATAAGCAACATATATGCTTATTCAGCTAATAATGCTAAAAAAACAACAATCGACGAGCGATTGGGAGAAAAAAAGATGGGTTATGAGTTCTTTGAAAACAACACCGCTAGTGAAACTACTGAGCGTGAGCGTGAACGCCTCAGGGCGGTAGCCCAGCGCAAGAAGGAGTATCAGGAGCAAAAAGCTAAAGTTCATGCGGAAAAAGCAGCTTTACGCGAAACCCGCGAACCTAAAGACTGGACAGTCAATCAATCGGCTTTAGAATTCCAAGAGCAAATGACCGACGTATGGGGAATTGCCCCGTGGCGTATGGCAGGTACTCGATTTCTTGTGGCTCTTGCTTCTGCTCGACAGAAATACGACACTACCGGGCAAATTGAACAAGAGATGATGCGGATATTTTTTACACAACTCAAAGTCAATAAAGAAACAGATGCCGATAAGTTGTGGTTGTTATTTATATCCAAGTTTTCAGAACTTGCCACACAGGCTAGATTACGTATAAGTTCCCCTGAGAAGATGGATGCAGCACTGGCAGATGCTGAAGCGCAGTGGAAGAGAGAATTTGGGGAGGATTTTAATGTTTAATATTTTAGAACTTAAAATTAGACGTCGTGCATGGGTTCAATCTGCTGCTATTCCAAAAGCCCGTCTTGGCTGGGTTATAGATGACTGTACAGATGCCCCTAAAACGGCTTTGGAGCCGATTAGAGGCTGGATGAAGCTTGCCCTTAAGGGTGAATACATCTTGAAAGCTGGAGGGGCTAAATGCGGCCGTGGAATCCTTTTGTACGGAGAGCCCGGTAGGGGTAAAACCACTCTCGCTCTTGCCATCATACAGGAGATGCTGACCACGTTTCCTCTAGAAGCGTTTGCCCCTGTTGAGGGTATGGTCATAGTTCGCCCTTGCTACTTCACCACGTTTAATGGGGTTTTAGATTTAAAGGGCAGATTGTTTGATAATCCAACCGATGAAGAAGAGCGCCTCTACCAAGGGATGCTAGGTGAGTGCAAAGATGACGCGTACAACATTCGAGTTTTGGTTATAGACGATGTTGGTAAAGAACACTCCAGCCTCTCAGGATGGCAGAAAAACATGCTTCATCACGTTTTACGTACCAGATTTAATGCCGGACTTCCTACGATTGTTACAAGCAACATTGCTAAAGAAGATTGGGCAGACGCGTATGGAGATGCAACTGGAAGTTTTATCAAAGAGGCTTTTGTGTATATTCCAGTTAATGGAACTGCGGACTTACGATAATGGAAGAAACCTTGGAAAGCGACGTTAAGCTTCTTCAAATATTCCTATCCGACTCTATTGTCCCAGGACCAGCCGTTTATGAGGTAAGTCTTAAAAACAATAAAGTTGTTTGTACCTGTGCAACCTTTACAGGAAGTCGTTCGTGTAAACATTACAAGTTTGTAAAAAACAAGATGGAAGAATACAGCGGAGAATATCCTTTAGAACTTACTGCTGATGCCCCTGTTACAGCATACGCAGACGCTACTAAATCCAATCAAGAGTACAGTCGTATAGTTACTTTATACGGTGTTGTAGAAGCGTCGTAACCAGTGTACAAGGGGGATATAAGCAACGACTTACCTAAACGAGTTATCGTTGTAGCAGATACTTTTTTAGAATCAGAGATTGTTATGAAAAAGATTTTACGTATATTTTCTGTGCCTGAAAAAGATATTAAAATTAATAGAACAATGTTAAGTTACTTATACGTTTTTGCTCAAAAAATGGGATATACGATGGAAATTGTGTCATTTACTTTAAATAACAAAGATTTAGAAATATTAGTAGACCAGCTAGACCATATGGGAACTAATCCATTTAGATATTTCACAGCCTATCCTGCACCTGATAAATTGATAGCAGAGTTGCCATATAGACCAGAAGTTGTAGGAGTTTTGGATTTACCAGAGAGAATGCTACGGTACGGTCATTGGGGATTGGATTTCACACAATTATGAGCACAGAGCCACGTTTACCTAAAGAAAAGCTGCTACTCAGCAAAGTTATTAATGACCGCGACTTATCACCGTTGTTTCAACGCAACGTTAACGACTCATGGTTTGTTGATAATGAAGACCGTAAAGTTTGGTCGTTGCTTAAATCGCATTTTACTAAGTACGGAGAATGCCCAAGTGTTGATGTAGTTAAAGAAAACTTTCCTTCATACAGCCTAGTTGAAGTTAACGATAGTGTTGAGTATCTCTTAGACGGCATACTAGCCTCACGTCGTAAGATTGCAACTGTCACCATGATTGGTGAGGCTATTGAAGCTATTGATAAGCGCAAAGACCCTGAGGGAGCTCTGCTCGAACTTCAAAAGGGAATTATTAAGTTAGAAGAAGATGGCCTTAGCCAAACTTCTGATATTGATATTACAGAAAACCCAATGCAACGTTGGGAAGAGTATTTGTACCGCAAAGATAATCCAGGACTTCTTGGAGTCCCTACAGGATTTCCAACTATTGACGCCGCTACCGGAGGA